GTCATAAAAGAGACAAAGTATTTGATAGAGTTAGATACTTGCATTGTAGAGAAGATAGAAAACTTTATTGGGAAAAGATTTTGATAGATAGATACCAACCTGTGTATAACAAACACAAATGAAAGGTAGAAACCCTAATTCTAAGGAAAAAAAACACATGGATAGGGTTAGTCAACTAGGTTGCATTGTTTGTTATCTACAGGGCTTCTATGGAGTTCCTGCAGAGATACACCATATTGAAGGCAAGACAAAACCTGATACACATTTTAAGGTATTACCTTTATGCTTTGAGCACCATAGAATGGGTAGTGATATGGAACCTATAAGCCGCCACCCTTATAAAGCTAGGTTTGAAAAAGCCTATGGTACGGAGTATGAACTACTTGAACTTGTAAATTCTATGGTTAAAAAAGATTAAATATTATTCCAAAAAAGGTTTACTTTTTCTGTCAACAATATAAAATGATATATTAACAAGCTTAGAAAACTTGTTTAAATTGAAATTAATTAAAGGAAAATAAAATGAAAACACAAGAAATACTAGAACAAATCCAAGACAAGATTGTGGACCTTATGAAAACAGAAGGTACCGATTGGCACAAACCTTGGACTGCAAAACCTGCACCTATCAACCATATAAGCAAAAAACCTTACAGAGGTATGAATAACTTTTGGTTATCAGTGCAAGATTTTAGATCTCACGAATGGGCTACTTTTAAACAATGGTCAGAAAAAGGCTATCAAATCAAGAAAGGCAGTAAAGCAAGCAGAGTAGTTTTCTGTGAAGTTAAAGATAAAAAACCTGAATGGCTTAAAGATGACGAGCTTGCTCTTTACAAAGCAACAGGCAAATTACCTAAATACTTTTTATGGAAAAATTATGCAGTATTTAACGGAGATCAGGTTGAAGATTTTGTTTCTACAATGCCTGTAAATACACACTCTACTGAACTTACAGAAGCTAAGAAAAAAGATGTTGAATTTTTTATAGCTAATACAAAAGCAGTTATAGACTATGGACAAAATTCAGCTTTTTATTCACCACTTACAGATCATATTGGTATGCCTTCTTTAGAAATGTTTGATACAGATGTAGATTATTTTTCTACATTATTACACGAACTTACCCATTGGACTGGTCACAAAGACAGATGTGATAGAGATCAAACAAATAGATTCGGTACTATTGAATATGCCAAAGAAGAGTTGGTAGCAGAAGTAGGTTCAGCTTTTCTATGCAGAATTTTAGGTGTAGAAAAAACTGTAAGAAAAGATCATGCAAAATACCTCAACAACTGGATAGAAATAATCCAAGATGAATCTAAAGCAATGGTTAGAGCCTTTTCACAAGCTCAGAAAGCCATAGATTATTTAGAACAACTTCAACTAGAAAAAAAGGAGGTGGCATAAGCCACTTCCTTTGGGAGAAATAAAATGAAAAATATGGCGACTAAATCAAAACCAAGATTTCCACAACTCACTAATTATCTACATCAAGGTGTATATTACTTAGTCATTGGAATCTTTTTAATGTTCTTTTTATATCAACTTGGAGAGTAAAATGAGCAGAGATAAATTATTAAAAAAATATAGAAATAAAATAGCTATTACTTATCTTGAGAATGAGGAGCAGAAATTAGCTTGGTTTGGAAAGTTAAGTCATGCTCAGGATTTTCAAGAAAGTGGCGCAGTAATTGTATCTTTGGTAAATCTGAGACATATACATTCAGAAGAATTAGTTGCAGAGTTTTTAGACAGTCTTTTGTTTGACGGCTTTGATTTATAGGAGTATAGATATGTATGAACCAAACGAACCGCACGATCAATGGGGTAGACCAATAGAAGAACCAACATCATGGCTACAAAAGACTAGGGATATAGTTTTCTTTTCTTGTGTAGGGATAATATTTTTGGTTATATTTGGTTGGATAATTTTAATGTTTTTGCCTTTTTACCTTGGTAGGGAGATCTGGCAAAGATTTGAAAACTGGTATATTAATAAATAGGGGAGAAATATGGACTTACAACAAGCATATAAAAATTGGCAAGATAACAATATTGATGAGCATTTGCACATGGTTAAAAAAAGAGAACAAAAACCAAGAACTATACAGCTTTGGAATAGAAAGTTAGAAGCGTGGAAAAATAGAAAAAAGAGAGAAAAAAGTGAATAGCTTTTGGTTGGTTTTGGAAAATGAGATCTCACATGAAACCTGTGATGCTTATATTGATCTATTTAATGCCAATGATTCTGAAACTGCAAGGCATGGTGATGACTTAGAAGATTTTACAGTAAGAGAGTCAGAGGTTTATGGAATACCTTTTGGTACAACAGAAAATCTTATGACAACAAAACTTTTCAATGACCTAGTTATACAATGTAATGCAGAATGTTTTGGATTTAATCTAAACGGACTACAAGAGTTTCAAGTAGCAAAGTATGAAACAGATGACCATTATGTTTGGCACTCTGATATGCGTTTAAATAAACGTGAATCTATGCGTAAATTATCAATAACAGTACAGTTGTCAGATCCTAATGATTATGAAGGTGGAGATTTTGAGTTTACAGAAGATATAGGTTGTCCTGCACGTCCTTTCATAGCAGAAAAAGGTACTGTAATAATATTTCCTTCTTTTTTACCACATAGAGTTACACCTGTGACTAAAGGCACAAGATATTCTTTAGTTGGTTGGTATGAAGGTAATAACTGGAGATAGAGAAGGGCAGAGCGAATGCCTACCCACTGTTCTCTTTCTCCGTACTATATTTAATATTTAATCCTGCCAAAGTACAAAGGCGATTTTTTTCGTCAAGTCCTTTAGGGGTAATTGCAAATGCGTCTCCTTCTTTGGAAACAAAACCATCATTAACAATTTCTTGTAGATGTTCTTGTGGTGTATCTTCTTCAAACATAACAGAAAGAATTGCTCCCAATCTTTTATTCTGTTTTTTTGAAAGTGCCATCAGACTGCGTACCACTCCTCACCTGCAAACATTTTAGCTTCCGCTTCTCTGCGTCTTACCAATCCATCAAGAACCTCACCATTGGCTTTGTTCCATCTTTTCATTTGTGCAGGTACTTCATTATATTTGCCTTCGTTTAATACTTTAAGCATAGTGCTTTCTTGAAAATTTGTTGGTCCTAAGTTAAAAATCCACGCAACTAAGGCGTCAAATTGATTTTGATTAAGAGGCACTTTTACTAATTTTTCTATATATGGCTCATATTCATCTTCTATTTCTTCTCTAAGTATGTAGCTTGCATGATCTAGTGTCCACTTGTCATGCTCTTTGACTGTTCTTGTATGACCATAGCCTATCGTAAGAACACCTGCAGGACAGATATACGGTACTGCAAGACCTCCTTTTGTAGGACAACCTTCAAATTTTTTTATAAGTGATAAACCTTCTTCTGATATGTGCATCTTATTCTCCCCATGTACCATCTTCTCGGACTCTAGCTTTCTTTGTGCCGCCCCAGTATTCAACTGCGTGTCCTTCGCTAATGAGTTTTTGGCAAATATCTTTGCCATCTTCTGTATAAGGGATGCCCAAAATCCTTCCATATTTACCTTTACCTAGTGATTTGACTTTAAATGCACCTGTACAAAGTTCTATCAATCTATTTTTAGCTTTTAGACCTAAAGCCTTTTCTGCTAGATTTCTAGTTCTGCTTTCAGGTGTATCAATACCTGCCAAGCGCACTCTTTGTTTGTGTAGTTTTACACTAAAACCTAGATCTAGTGTGACATCAACAGTATCGCCATCAACCACCCTTTCTAGGGTTGCATTATAGACAAAGGCATCAGGCGATTCTGACATTACTTGGACTCTGCGTTAGGTGTGCTAGGCGCTTTGTCTTTGGCTTTTAAAATATTGAGCGCAAGTGCATCAATAAATTTATAGGCCTTGCCTATTATTGCATCATCTTTTGGCGTTGGAGTAGATGCTGCAATTGCAGATGCTGCTGTCACTATCCAAGTTATCCAGTTTATTATTTCCATAATCTCCATAATTTTCTCCTATATGGTATTACCTTTTGGATTCTACTTGATCTGCTTCTGCCTTATCAAGCTCTCTGTAATATTTAATTATTGACAGTATATCTCTTGTATATCTAGTAACTTCGCTCATAGTCATAGATAGGTTTTGGTATTCTTGGCTTGATAGCGTATAAAAGGCACGTTCAGGCGCATTACCTGTAGCAAGATTGTCTAAATATTCTTGCATGGTTATAGGTGTCATTACTTCCCAATCTACCTCTGTAAGACTCATAGGGTATGGTAGTGGTGGGTGATATATTGGTGTTCGTTCAGATATAGTTTTTACTTGTACAGGCTTAGTCGTTTGTAGCATAGAACAACTTGCCAATAATACTGACAGGCTAATTAGAATTAGATTTTTCATCAAACTGATTTGGATTGGTTAATTTTTCAAGTGTGGTTAAAACTCTTAATGATCCTTTGTTAATTCTATTTTGGAGATCTACTGGATCAGCTAGTGCCTCTTGATCTAAATCTAAATTGGCAAACGTTTTCCTTAGTTTGTTAACATCTTGCATGGCCTTCCGCCTTTCTTCTTCTAGTACATTAAGCTGTTCTTCTTGTGCTTTTTGTTGTTGCAAATAACGCTCTATAGATGCATTCTGTTCCTCTATTTGTGTTTCTAAAACTATTTGGTTGCCTTTGAGAGTACTGATTTGATCTGCTTGATAGTCAATGTACCAAGCTGTGCTTGCAATTGTTACAATTAACAACCCACCTAATACTACTGATAAATTCATGCCCATGTATACACCTGTAATGGTTCTTTCTTACCTTTAGCCGCTATTGGCTCAAGTTTTTTCAAAGTATAGTCACTCTTTATAGCAGTATTGTAGCCAATGAGCAAATCAACTCCTGCATCTTTTGTACCGCTTTCTAGTCTTGCGCCTGTATTGACAGCATCGCCAATAGCTGTGTAATCAAACCTAGATTCACTACCCATGTTGCCAATAACTGCGTAGCCTGTATTAATACCGATACCTATAGCAACTGGCTTGATACCTTTATCTACTAACTCATCATTTAATTTATCCATATTTTTTTGTATATCTCTGGCACAATCTATGGCTTTATTTTCATGGTCTTTTAAATCTAAAGGAGCGTTAAATATAGCCATCATTGCATCCCCTATGTACTTGTCTACCATGCCACCATTTTGTTGTACTGCAGACTGCTGTGCGGTAAGAGCTTTATTCATGATATATGTAACTTCTTCAGGCTCCAGTGTCTCAGATAATGCTGTAAAACCACGAACGTCTGTAAAAAGAAAGGTTGCATATCGTCTTTCTCCGCCTAACTGCAATAATTCAGGATTTTTTTGTAATTTTTTGACCTGTCTTGGATCAAGATAATGCTCAAATTGTTTCTTTATCTGCTGTCTTAGCTTGAATTGTTCTCTAAATCGTAGATAAAAGGCAGTAAATCCTATTACAAACTGTGACAACATGGCCCATGTCACATCAAATAAAATGCCTTTTTGTATAAAGAAAAAGCCAAAATAAGCCGTTAGAGACAAAATAAATGTAAATAGTGTTATACCCCATGTAATACCTAAAACATTCAGCAGAAGCCATGCAATTAAGCCTGAGAGTGCATATATTAAGATCTCCAAAGCCAAAGAATAGTCTGGTATATATGGACTGTCTTGTATAAGTATTGATTCAGCAAGTGCGGCTTGTATTTTATGCGGTTCCAAAAGTTGACCAGAAGGTACACCTATTTGTGGCATTACTCCTTTTGCAGTAAAACCTACAAATACAAATTTACCTTCTACATCCATAGTTGCTAGGTCTGTTTGTGGTGTATCAACAAAACTTAACCATTTACGACCTTGACTGTCTGTTTTGACTGGCGGCAAGCCTTTTACCCTTATTTCTTCAATACCATTTTCATTGGTTTTAATTACATAGGTATCTGCACCTGCTAGTATTTTCAACACCTCTGTTCCATACGCAGGGACCCAACCTTCAGGTGTTCGCATTAATAATGGTAGCCTTCTTACCAAAGAATCAACATCTGTTCTTGCAACAGCAATACCTTGACTTGCACTTTTTTTAAGAATGTCTAAATTTTGTACAACTCCTTGTGCATATATACCTCCGTTTTCATCACCTAAAATTACCGTACCAGTAGTCGGTGGAAAATTACCATTGTCATTTTCAAACATTGCTAAAACACTAGGTGCGTAAGATAGTGCTTGTGCAAATTCTAAATCGCCACCAAATCGGTCAGGTTGTGGAAAGGCAACTACCCAACCGATTCCTATTGCTCCTCTTTCTAATAGCTTTATCTGTATTTCAGCGAGCCTTTGTCTGCTCAGAGGGTAGCCGCCCTCTCTTGTTATATCATTTTCTGTTATATTTAGTACAGTAAAATATCCAGAGGGTTCTTGTTTTTTTACAAAAGCATCAAAAGTCTTTAATTTTAATATTTGGTAAGCTGTTGGTTGTATTACATAAACGGAGCCAAGTGTAAAAAAAAGAACTACAAAAATAATAAATTTCTTCATGAGCCTTGTGTGATTTTTATAACGGAATCACCTCCACCATTTATCTTAACAGTATTTGAAACTCCGTCTTGTATAAATATTACTGTATAACCCTGTCCTGTTGATAGATCAACTTGTGCAGATTGATTTACACTTCTTCTTAGAGAAATTAACTGTCCTGTAACCAAGGTAATAATTTGCGTGCTTGTGTCTTGTCCAACTTGTGTGCCTGTTATTCTTGTAACTGTCTGTTCTTGTTTGAGGTCATCTTCTTCTAATTTATCAAGCTCATCTATAATTTTTAGTAAGTCCTCAAAGAAGTTAACATCAAGATAATTTATATCAAGCTCAGTAAATTCAAGTTCATCTTTGGCAAAATAGTCTGCATCAAGTTCCTCAAATTCTAAGAAATCTATATCAAGAACATTGCTACTGGTACTTGTCTGTTCTTCTACAAACTGCTTATCTCTTTCTGGTGGTTGGACTATTAACATATTATCTATGACATCTAGCGTGAGATCTAAAATTACAGGTTTGCTAGGCATAGATTCATAGACTGTGGTTGTTGTCGCCTCATAAGGCTTATTAAGAGTCACAGTTCCAAATGCAGTTGTTACCAATATTTCACCACTTGATATTCCATTTTCATCAGGCAATAAAATTATTAATGAACGTCCAAGTTCGTCTACTGTACAAGTAAAGTCTGTGCCCCTAATGGCTATGTCAGCTGTCGGTGTTTTTATTGATATATTTTCTTTTTTTATCCTATTAAAACCACCAGTAATAAATCTAGCAGTACCGCTAGCAAAATTTAAAGCTAACTTTGATTTGGTTGGATTAGGATCAAATATATATTCATCTATAACCAGTTGGCTATGTTCGGTAAGTTTAACAGTAGAATCATCAAGAAACTGTATAGCAACCCTACCCATTCTTGTTTGCACATTATCGTTTTGTTCTATTCCAAACTTTAATTCAGCCACATAAGGCTTATCCCTAACGATCTGTGCGTTACCTTTTAGCTCAGATATCTCTCCTATATCAAGGGCATGAAGTGGAAGTGCCACCATCATTTTGAACCACACAAACGGTACCATTGTTACCGCTTGATGTAATCTTGAGCCAATCTGCTGCCAATGTACTTTGTTGATCAATGTCAAATGTCCTTGAGTTACCTGTCTGGTCTAAATAAAAATATGCACCTGTATATCCATCTCCATCATAGTTAACTGTATTTGAATCTCCATCTACGTCAACATACGAGGTTGCTTGATCTACATCTATATCAAAGTCAAATGTATTACTACTACCTTGTATAATCCAATCTAGGTCAAGAGTAGAAGCAAGATCATTGGTAGCCAAATCAAGTGTAAAAGTGTTAGATGAACCATCTACATCTACGTTAAGATTTCCACTATCCGCACCATAAGTATTTGTAGGATCTACTTGGATATTAAATGTGTTACTGTCGCCATCAAAATCAAAAAGACCAGTAAATGTATCAGAGGTAATATCACCTAAGAATTTGTTACTATCTCCAATTTGATTTATGTCCAACGTCATAGTTGCACCATCAAGGTCAAGGGCAGTCATAGTTCCTGCAACAGCATTGGCGCCGCCAATAATGTTAGAAGAACCAAGCTGTTCTAGGTCCAAGTTAAATGTTGCTCCAACTTGGTCTACATAGATTTCATTATCACTCCATAAGAAACCTATAAATAAAAAAGGCAATAATTTTTTCATTCTTTTATACTCCAAAATTTTAGTTCAATGCCTAACTTAATGGTTTCCAAAACAGCAGTCTCTATCGCATTTTGTAGAGCTATATTGACTGATTCATTCTCAACCATACCGTTCTCAATTTCTATAAGTTCCGTATCATCTGATATAAACCTAAAGACGTCTTGACTAAGACCTACACTGAGTATTGACTTGGTGGTAAGTACCTCGGTCATTACTTTGCCTGTAGATACAGAGACAGTGCGAAGTGAAACAGTAACGGTATCTTGCCTATACTGTTTGGTATTACCTATACCTAGATACCTTGCACCCAAGCCACCTGACTTGATATTTGATTCATATCCTATCACACCACCTTGAATAAGTAATCCTGCGAAGGTAAGTGGTAAAAGGTCCTTATCTTCATCAAAGGAGTTTCTTGTTTGTCTTATTAGCTGTCTCTCTTTGGTAAGGTTATCAAGACCAACTCGTTCTACTACATCAAAAAATTTACCACCGCCTGCGTGTTTCAGTGCCCTAATTAGATAAGCCTGTGGTGCCTGAGTTATAGCTGTACTAAAACTAGCATATTGACTGTTACTTCTACGCTGTCCTGTTTGATCTTTAAAACTATCAGGATATACGGCTATACTTGGTCTAGCTCTTGGTATGCCTATATTTGCAAGCTCTTTATTAATTAGCGTACCAACCTCGGAGATCTCCGTTTTAGTAACAGGCGGTATAAAATTATTAAGCGTAGAGCAACTAGAAACTAAAGTCACCAATAGGCAAAGTAATAATTGTTTCATTTCCATCTTCATCAGTAATTTTAAGAGTTATATAATCTCCATCTACTGAGTATTCTATGGTATTGCCTTCTAGCTCTAATATACCTTGTTCTTGTTGTGTTTCTCCAAACAGGTTATCCACAAGCTGTCTGCTCAACTGAGCATAAATACGACTTTCAAGGTTGCGTATAAACCTCGCTAATGTAGTGTTGTTTGCATCTCGTTCAAGTTCTTCTTGATACGCTTTTATTTCTGCCTTTATATCTTCTTTGCGGTTGAATTCTTGGTTCTCAATGGTCAAGTAATGACTTGAAGTACCAACACCAGAAAAACTAGGATTCTTGAACTTATGAGTCATTTCATCGGCTTGTAGTTGTTGTACTGCAACCACAATAAGAATTAAGGTTATTCCTATAATTGCAAATAAACTATCTTGTAGGTTCATCAGTCTTTTCTTTGGTCATCTCTATCTGCCTTTGCAATTTTATTGCTGTCAATTAACTGCGGCACGCCCAAAATAGTCTTAATGAGTGTGTCCTGTCGTATGATCTCATTGTCCAGACTGCGTACCCTGTCTATTAATGCTACCAGTATTCCATGCTGTGAGTCCAGTTTTGTGCCAAGCCTTTCTTCCATGTTAGATATTAGTTCTGCCTGTTTATCGTCTAAGGTATCTAATTTTGTTTCCATACCATCTATAATTCTGTTGATAAGTTTCCATATGAAGAATCCAAGACCTAGTGCTGCCGCTATAGGAAAGCCTACCTCGTTTATAAATTTTATTGCTTCTTCCATTAGTTTATTATCTCATAGTTATAGTAAGCATCCCTAAGTGGCTTCTGCTCGTCTTTGTTATACCACTCCATAAACTGATCTCTTGTTATGATTCTCCTCTGGTAAGTTATGGGAGCAATCCTGTCAGTTTTAGTTTCT